GTAATCCAAGGCTCCGTTCATCTCGTTTAAACTCTGAAGGTTTCTGATCCCGCGAAAATCAACGGTGTGTGCATGCACCTTAGCGTAATTGGTAGCCTCAGAGATAGATGCTGCTCTTCCGGCGCTATAGCTTGCTCCTGTTGCTTTCGCTGCCAAAGGCGCCGTTCCCTGCCCTGCCTTTGCCGCTCCTGAGAATATCCGCTCTCTGGCAGATTCACGCCTCAGCCCTGTCTGCCTGATTAAGTCCCTTTGCCTTGCTTGCCATTGTTTAACCTTAGCGGCTGCGAAGCTGCTGTCCTGTCCAACCTCATCGAGCATTAGCTCTTCCCGTTTCCAGCGGCGTATCTCTCGCTCCTGATGTCTCTGCAACTGTGTGGCGTCGTACAGGCTCATGCTCTGCCCGTTATAGTTAACCCTTTGCCTGTCGTAGTGCTCAAGTTGCGCGTCGGAGTAAGCCCTAGGGCTGTCCGGGAAGAAAGGGAAAAAAGAATGCCTGCAGTTAGCTCCGCAAAGCCCCGCCACGTCGCCATAACCAGCGCCGCCCTTTTCCATTGGCGCTGACAAAGCCGGGTACTGCCTGCTCTTGCCTGAGAGAGAGAATATCCTGCCCTGCCAAATGGCATGATCCGGTCTAGCTCCGGCGTGAGCCGTTGTCTCTACCAGATCGACCCCCATCTCCTCTGCGTTTCGCTCGCTGATCCTAGCGCAGGTCTGGTTAACCCCAGTGAGCGCTGCTCGGCGTATAGCCACGTCCAGCCTATCCCGGTGTCCTGAAGCGTAGTAGATATATGCTCCCTGTTCTGCCGCCTGTCTTATCCCGTTAGCGATAGCTGTATTGTAGTCGAAAGCCCCGGAGGTAATCTGCATATAAACAAGGTCAGTGGCGTTAATATATTGCTGCTGTGCTGCCAAGGCGGTTGTCCGGGTAAGGTTGTGCATTACCCCGCCTGTCTTTTCCAAGCCTGCCATAAGTACCTGCAGCATAGGCAAGCTCTGATTGATCGGCAGCGGCGATAAGCCTGCTGCCCTATAAATAAGGCTGTCGTAGCGGTGGCTCTTAACTGCAGCATCGTTGAACAACGTGTCAAGCTCCTGATAGCTCTGCTTGTTGATCTTAGCAACCTCGGCAATGATGTCGCTATAAAGGGTCCCCATCTCCTGCGCCCTGTATATCTGCCATTCAGCAGTAGCTGTAACCCTGCCTGCCTTGGCAATCCGCCTTGCAATGTCCTTCATGATCTCCTGCTCCAGCTTGGCATACAGTTCGACGATATCATCTGCCGCGCCGAGGAGGTAATCAGGAGCCAAAGCCATTGTCTACTCGCCCGGCGGGAAGAAGCTGTTCCCCATGCTCTGCTGTTCCCTGGCCTCGTTAGCCAGATTAATAGCGTCAAGTTCCGGCATGCCCTCGAACTCCACGAGGAACTTCCACATAGGGAAGAACCCGCTCTGCACATACTGAAAGAACCTCTGCCGCTCTGCTGCCCTGTCTCTGGTCACACTGTCGTCGAACTTAACGGTTATCTCGCTTCGGGGGTCTCTCTGCATGATGTCTAAAACTGCTCTAACAATGTCGATAACGGCGGTTTCTAGTTGTGACTGATGTTTCTCCATCGTCCTGAGCATCTGGGCATTGTCGGAGATAACCTGCGTAGCGGTGGCAACGCTGCTGCTGGTCCATTTGAAGGCTTTCTCGCCCAAGCCTATCCCCATACCGAACAGTTGCAAAGCCTTCTCCAAAGAGGCTTCGAACTCCCCTGCCCTGTACTGCGTTGTCATGTCCCTGATTAGTGTTTCTGCATTAGGGCCCATACCGGCAGGGAGAATAGAGAAAGCAATATCATTAGGATCGAAAACGGGAATCTCACTGCCATCGGACAACCTGACCTTCGTTGCCTCTACTCCCACGCCGATGCGAGGCCGTCCAATCTGCATAGAAACTGTCATGCCATCAAAAGCCAAGTCTACCGCCTTAAGCTGAGCAATAGAGTTAGCAAACACGGACATCCCCAAAGGGCTGTCCGTGTCCTCGCTGTTATTGACGATATTAGGCTTAATAATGGCGAACAGCTTAGTTGTGCTTGTGTACTCCTCCCTGATCCCCTCGGGGGTTTCAATCGGCGTGAGATAGCCTTCCCTGTCCATGACAAAGAACTCATTACGTATGCGATAACCAATCTCAATCCGTTCATGGATCATAAGGTACAGCTGCCTCTTGCCGTCCACCGTGTTAACAGTAGCAAAGGCGCAAGAGATAATCTCATCATCTTGCCATTCCAAGGGGAGTATCTTATGGGGATCGGAGATATACTCGATATGCGGCTTGCCGTCTTTCTCATAAGCGACCATAGCGCCAGTGCCGAGGGCAAAGGCGCTCTCTGTAAGCCTTGTAAACCTGTCGGTGAAGCGGTTGTGCTGAAGAGCCTCTGCAACTGCCGTCGCGGTCTCTGGCGCTGCCTCAACAACTATCTCACAATCACTGTTCCAGAGCAAAGAAGCCCAAAACTCACAGCCCTGCTTCGCCATGCCAAGGCGTGCCCGTGTCATGCGGACGGCCTTCTCCCCGGTGTAAACGGAGTAGTTGTGGAAGTCAGAGACTGTGCCCTTGTACCATTTGCTCCAAATGTCGATAAGGCTGTAGTAGCTCTGGTCCACAAGGCTATGCCCCTGCTCCAAAAGATAATCTCTCAGCTTAAGCCCGCTCATGCAACCCTTGCCTCCTGTAACTGCTTGGCGTACGGTTCGATAGAGTACTCCAGCGCGTCAAGTGAGTCCACATCATAAGTGCCATTGTCCAAGCGGCTGTCCTTGCTGCCGCGCCTTGAATCCCAGACGGCGTCGGTAAGCGCCCGCTTAACCGTAGCCGCGTCAGTCATAAGATAAAACCGTTTCTGCCCCATGAGCCTTACAGTAAGGCGGATGCGGTCGTTAATCTCGGTTTTCCAAGCGTTATTGATCTTAACTCCCAGTCCCTCGCGCATGGCGGCGGTCCTGAGCCCGGCGATAAGAATCTGCTCTGCACTGTCGCAGAAAACATCTCTGCAGTTAGGATATTCGCTCTTAACAGAGCGCACAAAGTCCAAAAAGCCCTTGGTCAATGTTTCCGGGTCGTCAACGGCTCCTCTGGGTTTGCCGTCGGGATGGTTAACCCCGCTGCTCCTGCGCTCGCTCCTGAGAATGACAACCTCCTTGAAACCGGGCGTAAACCCAGTTGCGACAAATGTAGTGGCGCTCTTAGTGCCGCCGAAGTCCACGCCGATAGAGACAAATGCCAAAGTGGGTTTATTGCCCTGCCAGTGATAGCTGCCGGGGTCGTTGGTATAAGGGGTATAGATTGCTCCCTCGCCCACAACCCATCTGCCAAGGATGTAGCGGTCATACCACATGCCGGAATACTCGCTCTTCAAGTTAGCGACATATTGCGGGGTTAAGGTTAAGTTATCGTCAAGAGTGAAGCGAAAGTGCTGCATATCCAGTTTCTTTGCCGCCTCCTCGGTGAGAAAGTCCTCCATCAGCCAATGACTAGGTGAATCCGGATTAGTCGTAGCCAGCGCTCTAGCCCCGGGTACGCGCAAGCGGCTTAACATCATCTTGAAAAAACTCTCAGGCAAAAGTGTAAGCTCATCACAATAAGCAATTTCGATCGTGCTGCCCCTGATGCGCTTCTCGGCGTTCTTATCGTGTGCGCCGATAATTCTAAAGACCCTGCCGCAGATAACTGCTTCGCTGCCCCTGTTAACTAAGCGAAAGTTATTCGCTCCAACCATATTCTCGATAGGACCGAGAACATTATAAGCTATAGTCTCTCTAGTATAGCCAGCGATTACCAAGTCTCCGGTTGGTTTCTTAGCAATCGCCTCAAACAGAGCGACAATGCTGGCGACGGTCTTGCCCGAAGAAACCGAGCCGTCCCAGATGTTAAGCCGTGCGTCGCAGTTGTCGATGCTGTAAATCTGCTTAGGGGAAAAGGGCTTCCACTCAAAGGGGTCTGCTCCGGCAGT